GCCGCGGTAATTGCTGGGCCAATAACGCTTTTTACAGTTGCAAACGCAATAGACAAACCGCCAGCCGCACCAGCAACGGCTTGCGCGCTAGTACCAAACTTTTTTAATTGTTTGTCGGCAGCCTGAATACCGGTATTAACAAACGACGTAATAATCGGTATGTTAATTGCCATTATTTAACCCTCTGCTTTAGTTGCGTGTTTGTGCGTTTTTCAACGTCTGTAATAACCGATTGTATGTCTTGTTGCACGGCGTCACGGTTCTTAGTTACTGCCTTGTCAATTACACGCGGTTGGTTGCCTTCCTCTTTTGTAAGGTTGGCGACAAACAAGCTGCTGACGTTTCGCCCGGCATGGTCATAGATCACGCCTGCTGGGTCTGTTGATTGCACCACCATAAGCCGGTATGGCTTGGCACCAAAAACCACCTGTTCGGTGTAACCGCCGCGGTTGAAATCTACGTAGCGTTCACGGCTGGGGCGTACACCTACTTTAATTTTGTAACCCTTTTGTACTTGATCGGTGCGCCAACTGGTTTCACGGCCTCGCACTAGGTTGCCTCGAACCATGCCTGAAAGCGGGGCGCCGTTGCCTTTGCTGTTGTCGTAATGGGCAACCATGCTGCGGGCTTCGCTAAGGATTATTTCACCGCTTCGCTTAATGCGGGTAGTGATCTTGCGACGGTAGGACGGGTCTATTTTGTTTAATAGCGCCAAGGTTTCTTGAATACCTTTTACCTGTAAAACTGGTTGCGCCATGGGGTTACCTTTTGTTTCTTTCCCCCAAAACTTTAGCCACCGTTGCTAAGTCTTGCGCGTCAAATACTTGCGAATACCAATGCGGCGCCCACCCTGTTGCAACTAACAGTTCGGCTAATTGCCGGCGGTAGGTGCCGCTTGGGTAGGGTTTGGGGCCTCTTGCGCGGTTACCTCAATGTTGGTTACTTGTTTGCAATACGTGTCGAATTCTGACGGCACAACAATTTTTGCTTGCTTGCTTGCTTCCCAAGCCAAAAACAACAAGTCCTCAACGCCAATACCGTTTGCCATGTCGGCTGCTTTGCGTTTAAAGCGTCGTTCCCATAACACAATGGTAAAAAGGTTTGTACTTACTTGGTACGTGCCTTCGTGGTTGGTTACTTCAAGGGTTAATTGCATGTGTGCCTTCTTTCGTGTCGGGCCGATTGTTCGGCGCTAATTATGCTACGGAGTACTGTCCCCCGACAAAAGTAATATCAATTGTCGAAAGCTCGCCCAAGGCCGCGTTCACGACCGGCATTTCAAGCAATGCGCAATTTTGTAACGTAAAGAGTTCCCCTGCAGCGTCGACTACAACAGTAATGTCGTCGTTTCCAACAAGTGCGGCCAACGTTGCGTAGGTCTCGGTTGCTGCGTAGGACTGGTAGAGGGTAAGGGTAACTTCGTGGTTGCCCAATCCTGCTTGGTACTGGCGCGCAGTCTGACCAAACGTGGTGTATTCCAACTGGTCAAAACGGTGCGTAAATACAGCTGCGGTGCATTGGTCAGTTAGGGAAACGCTGTTTACCGAAACGCCCGGTGTTGCTAAGTAGGTGCTAGTTGCCATGGTGTTTAACTCTCTTTCGTTGCTTTCTTATTTTTAGCACTTTTTTTAGGTGCTGGTGTGGATACTTCGTCGGGTTGCTGGTCGTTTACTTCGGCAATAAAACCGCCCCATAAAAGGGCTGGTATGTTTGTGCCGGGCTTCGGTTGGTACTCGGTGCCAAGTTCACCTATTCGAGCGCTTTTTATAATGTAGTACATGTGACCCCTTAACCCGATTGGGCTTGCATTTCAATAGTGAGATCATACGCGGCTAATTCGCTACCGCCGATTATGGCAATAGTTGGGCGCCCGCTGGTTACCGCAACGTTTTTGCCTAAAACTTTGGCAGCCATATTCATTAGCGAACGTTGCGCGTCAAGGTTGCCCGGGCCAAGGGTAATTAGGCGCACGGGAAACGTGATCTTTACTATGTTGTAGTTAAACGCTTCAAACGATGGGGCGTCAATAAAAGCGCATGGCGGCACAATGTTGCGCGGGTCATTGACTACCTGCAACCCTGTAACGGTCTGTAACGTGGCTGTAAGGTCGTCTAAGGCCTCGTTAAATAGGTCGGTGTATGCAACAGGCATTAAAACACCGCGGGCCTGTCAATGCCCAACAATTGTTTAATCATCGGGCTAAGGCCCATAGACCCGCCAGCTGCTAAACCGTCAAAGCCTGCAAAGTCGGTTACTGCACCGCGTTGACGGTACAAAAACCCAGCATAAGCCACCGTGCCCAAGGTTACTGACGCGTTAGGCACCGTGGTAAGGCTGTCTTTGTAGCCTGCTTCAAGCCTTCGTCGGTAGCAAAATTCGTTGGCAGCCAAACGGCATTGGGTAATAAACGTTTGGTCTGCTGCGGTTGCTGTTCCTATTCCTAACCAATCCTCGACTTGGCTATCGGTGGTTATCCACGTGCAAGTAGGTGTTGTTGTAAGGGTGCCAGTAGCCGGGCTAATAATGACATTGTCCGCGGTCTTAGCAAACAACACTTGATGTTGGATTGGTTGCTCGGGGTCATACAAAAAGAACCCGTATTCGTCAACGCCTAAAAACCGAAACGGTGGTAGCGCATGGACTGTGTAAGAACCGTTAAAGGTTGCGTCTACACCCGCAAGGGTAAAAGACTGACCAACCTCTAACGGGTCTGCGTTTGTAAGTAGTACGACAACCGCGTAGTTGTCAACTATGTACTTTTGTGAGACCGAATAGACGGCCATGACGGCCTACCTTTCGGAAATTATGACTTAAGAAGTTTTACAAACTTGGTTGCGTCTGCCATAAACGCGGCTGCGTAGCCACGGAAAGCAATCGTTCGGCCAAGTGTGCTTGGTACGTCAATTGAAATTGCGCCCTTTTGCTGTTCGTAGAATTCGAAGCCTGCTGCTGCGCCTGCTGCATGTCCTACGACACCTTGCAAATCGCCTGCACCGGTTCCGCCAGCCATGTTCTTGTCAACAACGAGGACGAGACCCAATGGGTTGCCGTTCCATGATGTTGCAGCCGAGTTGCCGAACGCGTTTTGACCAATGAGGTTTGGCGCGCCAACGTATGGGAATACTGGTTGGCCGGTTGACGTGGTGAGCATGCCCAATTTTGCCCATGTGATTGGACTGACGAAGTAATGGGTTGGTAGGTAGTTGCTGCTGTTGCTGATTTGGTATGCAGCGCCGTAGATCGCTTCAATGAAGTCGGCTGGCGATGACAAGTCAACAACGGTTTCGGTTTGTGTTACACCGCTAACCATGGTGTCAACTGCGTAGTTGTCCGTGGCCTGTCCGTAGGCGATAGCCAACTGATTGATGACGATGTTGAGCGAATTTGGGTCTGTCCAGTCGAGGTCTTGTTCCGACAAAGTGACGTACGTTCCAAAAGTCAATTTTGAAATGTCGTTGTTTGTAACGGTGACGGTTGACGGGTCAAGCGCTGTCAACTGGCCTGTTGGCTGCTGGGTTACTACTGGCCTTGTCCCGATTTTTGGACGACGGAATGTCGCACCACTCTGTGGCATGGCACGTGTACCAATTGCCGACACGAAAGGGCGCACCGGGTTAAGCGAATCATATACGCTGCCGGTAATAATTTCCGGCAAAATGCCAGGTGTCGATTCAGTATTGATATCGGGCGCAACGCCCGGTGCAGCTTGCACCATTGCGCTGTTAATGTTTGCGTTTAGTTGTGCAAAGTCTGCACCACCGCGCACAAATGAAGCGATGTATTCGCTAGGTGATGGCAAGCGCAACTTGCGGGCCTGTGCGTAAATCGGTTGCACGGCTGACGCTTCAATTACTGCTGGTGCTTCAATTTCGTTTGACATTTCGGTTACTTCCTTTTCTTGGTCTTGTTCATTATTTAACTCTATTTCGGGTTCGTTTTGGTGGATACTGGCAGCGACGCGTTCTACCTTGGCCGCTTCAAATGCGCCATAGGGCAAAAGCGACAATTCCTGCCAATTCGCTTTGCTAACGATCATGGTTCCGGCTTCGTCAAAACTAAATTCAATTGGTTCCACACCTACCGAAAGGCTGTCTAAAACGCCGTCTTTTGCTAGCTGCAAACTTTCGTTGCCTAAAACGGTTTCGCTAATTTTGGCTTCAAACATAACAAAGTTGCCTACTTCGGTTCGTTCGGTAACGACGCCGATTGGCTGGGTGCTGTCATGGTAAAGGTACATTTTTGGCTTTTTACCTTCAAGCGGTAGCGAGCCGGGCAAAAACCTAACCATTTGGCCGTCAGAAACTACGGCGTCAACGTTGTATTCGAGTGCGACGCCAGCAAGGGTGCGACGTGGCAGCGCGTCACCTTTTGCGGCGTCTAAATTTAATTCTTGTGGGGTCAACCTAAGCATTTGCTTGCCTCATTTCCTCGGGCGTTTCCTCAACGTAAACCTCGGTGTTGTATTCGTTTGCTAAATAACTTTCAATGTCAAACATAACACCAGTGCCACGCGGTAGGACGTTATCCGCGCTAAGTGTTTCTTGTATGCAATCTATGTACGGTTTTACGCCGAACGTGTAAAGGTCGCGCGACGCTTCCGACGATGAAACGTAACTGTAATTTCCAATGCTGACCGAAACGAGGTACGCGGGGACATTGGCCAAACGAGCGATTTCTTTTGACTGGTATTCGGCTGCGTCAATTAAAAGCATTTTGTCGGGTGTTGCGGTGTTTGGAATTACCTCTACAAATTCGTTTACCGCGCACGTCGCTGAATTCAATCTCGCGTGATCGTAGGCCGCTGCCATGTCGCTAAGTTCT